TCTTCTAATATTTAATCTATCTAAAGCTGAATCAGCTATTTGTAAGTTTTTATTACCCCATATCACAACTCCTTGGTCAGAGAATGTAGCCATTGGATTAATTCTACCTTCATATAAAGTATCTCTATCATCCTCAGTTAATTTCACTCTTGCTTGTAATGCGTTAGTTAAACCTCTAGTGTAACCAGCTGAAGCGAACCATGGGAATGATATGTTATCTGTTAAAGCTATATTTCTAACAACTTCGTATGTTGGTGGTAACCAAACATTTAAACTATTCTCATCATCCCTACTCTGTAACCATGGCCAATAAGTGGCTGTATAGTTAGAGTCAAAATCTGCTGTATCTAATAAATCTACCATATCTTCAGCTGAGAAAGTACTCACAGTCTCAAAACCTAAACCAGTTAGTTGAGCTGTTTTGTTATAAGTTGTTCCTTCTGGTGATGTTAGTATATAAACTGAATCTGCTCTTTCCTCTTCCACCATATCAATAGTTAAAGCTACTAGGTCTTGGTTGTTTGTGTAATCAATACCTGGTGTTGTTAATACGTTAATGTTTACCGCTTCTGGGTTAGAGAAAGTTCTAATACCCTCTAAGTAAGCGTAATAATCAGAATCACCTAAAGTTGTACCTAATTGTTCAAACTCACCACTAATTAAACCAGCTGCAAATCCAGACTTACCAACTTTATATCTATCAGTGTTAGTTCTATTTTGTCTATATTCATTCCAACCATCAAAACCTAAGTAAGGTGCTAATGTAAATTTTCTAGAATTAATACTTTCATAGTTAGTACCTTCCATACCAGCTACAGTTCTAAACTCAAACTCACCAACCGCAAAGTCACCTGCGATAGTAGCTCCACTATCCATATGGAAACCTTGTGTAGTTGCTGTCCATTGTCCTGGTGATGCGTCATCATCATAACCTTTCCAATTAAACATGTTTTGGTCGATACCAATTGTATTAGATAAACCTAAGAATACTCTTTTAATTCTTTCATTTACTGGGTCATAATCTAATTTGTAATTCATTCTTGGTGCGTTAATACCAACAGCGTAATCTCTAACTCTATAACCCTCAAATCCTGATGGGAAAGCGTCAATTGGTGCTTCTGGATTCATTACAGTCATAATATACCTACTTCTTAATTGGAATTCACCATCAGCCGTACCTATTCTTCTAGCGACAAAGTTTTCACTTGATGGGTCTAAGTTACATTTTCTAAAGCTTTCTAAAATAGCTGGTCTAGTATCTTGGTCGAAAAATTGTCTAACAACAACGTCAAATTGTTTATTGTCAGGTCTAATATTCATTATTGATATTTTAATCTCTCTATTAGCCTCAGAACCATCTGAAATACTTACAATTTTAAATAACTTATCAACAACGTTACCACGTAACTCAGAAACAATCCATGGTGTTTCTGGTGTCTGCCATTTTTGATGATAGTTTGTGAATTCAGATGAATGTGTTAAACCAGTATTTAAACCTAATATTTGATTTTTCTCAACCATTTGGTTAAATAAACCTGGATATAATTCCTCAACAAAAACCATAGCGTCAGTATCGAAGAATTTAGAACCGATTACTCTAGGTAAATAATTTCTATTTCTTTCATTTAAAGATACATCGTAACTTGTAGTAACAGCTGAAGTTGATGAACTTGAAGCTGATAAAACAAAATTAGCTAATGGGTTTGTTAATATGTTGGTATCAGCGTCCATTTCTAAACCTGTAGCTGATTGAAGAGTATCGAATGATAAAACATCACTTGCTACATTACCTCTTGACCTCATCATAGCTACAACCATATTATCAAATTGAGTATAAGCTGAAGCTGTCCATTCCGTAATGTCACCACCAGTTGTACCAGTAGAAGCGTCTCCCGATAAATTAACAACATTAGTTGAAATACCCTCAAAAGTACTACCTACTTTTGTGAATACTATATCGTGTGGGTAAGCTTCATTATTACTAGGTACTAAAGGTGCCCCAACAAATCCACTTGGTAATAAACCTAAGTCATATAACTCTTCCGCTTGAGCAGCTCCAGGACCAGCGAAACCATAGTAAGTACCACTTCCAGAATAAGAGGCTGACCAACCTTTAGTAAGTCCACTAGTTATAGTAGATGGGTCATAGTTAGCTACCGCTGTAATCATCCAAGCGTGACCAGCTTCATAACCAGTTAAACCTAAAATTCTAGTAACAAATAATTGGTTTGATTGAGATAGGTAATTTTTAGCTATATACGGTAACTCAAATTTTGGAACTCTATCTTCCCCACCAAAAACCGATGGATTTTGACCCCCAAAGATTGCTGTAAATTCTTCATAGTTTGTTATAAAAATAGGTTCGAATGCTGGACCTTTAACTGTCTCCCCAACCGAGCCTAATGTTGTAACACCAACTTGTTGTGCTACAAATGATAAATCTTTTTCTGATGTAAACACACCTGGTGATACAAATATTTTATTGTCTGATGCCATTTAATTAATTTTTTCTTTTATTAGTTATTTCTAAATAAATATTATCCAAATCACCAAAAATTTTAATTTGTAGTATATACTACAAAATAAGTATGAAAAAAAGAATAGTTTTATCATACTTATAAAGAAAGACCTATGAAAAGGGACAAAAATCTAAAGATTACACCTAAAACTCACAAGTTATTAAAAGACTACTGTAATGAAAATGGTCTTAAAATGTTTGCTTTTGTTGAGAAATTAATTAAGGATAAGTGTAAAACAAAAACAGACATATACGGTGATGAAGTTTAATTAATATATTAACTACTCTTCTATATCACCACCTAAAACTATTTCAGCTAACTGATTAGAATCTGTTTTTACTATATCAACAGTTATTAAATCACCACAAGATACTGTAAAAGGTAGGTTAACTAAACCACCATTTTTATGTATAGTATAGTTAGTTATATTTTTTAATTCAGCTGATTTAAACTTAATAGTATCATCTACACTAAATTTAATGGTTGTTGGTGAACCTTTTAAAAATTGAATTACAGATTTGATAGACTTACCATCACTATTATCCTCCGAAATGAAATTAGCTTTAGGTCTTAAATCTTTGGCTTCAACCTCAAAAGTTACAAAAGCCCTATTTATGGCTGGTTTAACTTCAAACTCTTCCTCATCAACTAAGTAACCCTGTAATTTCATTTCATATGTTTGTACATAAAATCTTTTCCCATCTAAATCATCAATTTTACTCTCATCACCAATGGACTCTAATAGAATAGGGAAATAATGACCTTTTATATTAACATAAGCTTGAGCTGAAGCAAATGTTTGTAAAACTTTTTGGTGTAATATATTTAATTCTCTCATTCTAAATGAGAAAAAACGTACAGTATATACCATATCCACACCCACTGGGTTTGGTATGCCGTATATATCAGCCCCCTTTCTATTACCATCCCAAACTGGTATCTGCATATAAGGGAAGTTTTTTCTAACAGGTATTTTAAAATCAGCTGGGTTTGTACCAGTCTCAGGGTTTGGTCTTCTGACTATAGACACAAAAGGTATTTTCATGTTTTTGTATTTATCTGTGTTTGGCCAAATTTTAGCGAATTCATTCCACCTTTGTAAAGTTAGAAAGTGTGTTTCTACTTTCTCCCCTTTAATCTCAAAACCCAAATCATTATCAACAAATTCTACAAAACCACCATCTAAATCAGCGAAATCAACTGACCTGGGTAGATACTGTTTATTTTGGTCTATAAATTGGTCTACCCATCTTTTTGGTCCACCTTCTGGGTTAACCACCTTAATATCTATATCCTTTTTTCTTTTTTTAGGTAAAGCCATTTTTAAATTCCATTAAATTCTTCTGGGTCAGCTGTAACACAAGTTATCTTTCTATAATAGGATTTATAACCCACCCTAGTTTTAGCGTTATCAGAGTTTATTTTGCCATCATTAGTAACAGTAAAATATTTTATATTATCTTCTCTATCGGGAAACCCAATAAAATCACCATAACTAATGTCAACATTCAGTTCTTTAAGTTGGTCAACAAAAACCGTAAAAATTAAATTACCGTAATCTTCATACCTACCATAACCTTCTGAGTATGTATTATTCGAAGACTCTTCCAAAATCGGTCTAACTTTAAGTTCTACTGGTGGGTGAAATTTAATCTCTTCTACATCTGGTTCACCGTAAGTATCATCTGTTTGACTTGTTATCTTATTAACCCTAAATAATATTACTGTGAAATTAATATCACCTTCTAGATATTCACGAGCCATTTCATTCTCTAAACCAAAGTCTAGATAGTCGTAAAACTTACCCATACGGTTTATTGGCCACTTTTTATCTTCAGACATATCTTTATTTTAATTATAAATATTTAGAAATACCCTATTTAGTTTATTTTCTTAAAAATGTTTCTATATTTAACCAGATATGTTAGATATTAACAAGTTAAAAAACAAAAAAACATTACTTAAACTAACCGAATATAAAGGTAATAATGAGTACATAAACTCTCTTAAGACAAGACTAGAAAAAGAGGGAGGACTCCCAATATCACCAAGTGTAGCTGAATATGTAGAAAGGAATTTTAATAAAGAACCTTTCCATTTAAACGAAGTGGTGGGTATTACAGATTTTTTAGGTACCCAATTAAAAGAACAGTTCGATTTAAAACATATACCAAATAAGGTATTAGTTGAAACAGTATTAGGTGATACAACTAAAAGTTACCACGTTAAAGGTAAAGTATTTAAAAACCAAAAGTATTCCCCCACATTTTATATCCCAAAAACCCAAGTGTACCAAAATTTATATGAGAAAGATATTGAAGTGGACGTAGATTTCGATAAATACCAAGAAAAAGATAATAGAGGTTGGAGAGCTTTCAAACATCAAGAAAAGGGTATTAAGTTTTTATTAAGTAAAAACCAATGTATTTTGGGGGATGACATGGGGTTAGGTAAAACATATATGTCTATTGTCGCGGCTTTAGAAAGTGGTGTTGAAAAGATATTGGTTATATGTCCAGCAAATGCTAAAATTAATTGGTTTAGAGAAATATCTAATTTTGTTTCAGAAGACGATATTTCTATCATAAAAACGGGTCATTGGAACCCAAAGAAGTTTACAATAATAAATTATGATATCTTAAAGAATTTTCATACATTAAAAGATGGCAGAAAAAAATATGAAGATTGGGAAGTGAATAGACATCTAGTAAAAGAAAATTTTGATTTAATGATAATAGATGAATGTCACATGGCAAAAAACCCAAAAGCAGCTAGAACTAAAATAATTAATGAGGTTGGAGAAACAGTCAAGAAAAAGTGGTTATTAACTGGTACACCAATAGCTAATAGACCTATGGATTTCTATAATCTACTTAATTTATGTGACTCACCATTAACATCTAGTTGGCAATATTACGCTTTTAGGTATTGTGATGCTAAAAAATTTAGAAAAAAAACTAAAAATGGGATGAGGGATATATGGATTACAGATGGAGCCTCAAACCTAGAAGAGTTACATGAGAGAACAAAAAGATTAATTCTAAGGAGGAAAAAAGAAGACCACTTAGATTTACCACCCAAAATAGTTGC